GCCGGCATCAACCAGCGGTCGGGGTGACGCGGATCGGCATCGGCCAGACGGCTGCTGTGATATTGGCCGTTGTGATTGTCGTATTGATGAATCAACATGTTTTTGTTCCTTAAACTGAATAGGCGCGAATCATCGCCAGCATGGCGAGGTTGCGCGGGCGGGCTTCGTTGCCGCCGTCGAGGTTGACCGTGATGGCATGAGTGTGATTGCCGGCGCCACCGATACCGATGTTGTGCGCGTGATTGCCGGCGCCTTCGGTGTCGAACGCGTGAGAATGGCCGCCGGCGACGTTGGTGCCCATCGCACCGCCGCTTTGCTGCACGGTATTACCGCCGGAGGCACCCTGACCGTTACCTGGGGAACTGCTGACGGTGTGCGAGTGATCGCCCGCCCAGGTTGTACCGCCATGATGGCCGTGCCAACCCTGGGCATCGGTCCAGCCGCTGTGGATGTGATCGCCGACCACCGCCGCGCTGGCGGTGTGACCGTGGGTTCGGTTCTGACTATCTTGCCAAGTGCCGATACCGCGTGCGGCATCGACGCCGCGCCCATCGTCCCAGCAACGCAGCATTTCCCCTCGCAATTCGGGAATGCGGAAAGTGCTGGCGCCGTCGCCGGAGGAGAAGCAACCCCAGTTGCCGTTCGCCCAAGTCGCTTCCGCTATGAGCGTGCCGCTTGCCTGGGCGTAGGCCCAGAGATCGGGATAATCGGTGCGATTGACCAGCGCGCCGTTGAGTTTCAGGAAACCTGCGCGAGCGCTGGTGCGCGCCTCAAACACGATTTGTCCGATTGCCGCTTGAGCAATAGCCTTTTGTACAAAGGCTGTATTGGCAAGCTTGGGCGAGTTGTCACCATTGGCCAGTGTTGGCGCTGTCGGCGTGCCGATGAAGGCAGGACTATCGAGCGGGGCGAACCGGGTCAAGCGCTGCGCCAGCTTCTTTGCCGTGATCGCGTGCTGGTCGTCCATGCCGGCGTCCGCTTCGGCCTGGGTGGCGATGGAGACCAAGCCGGTACGCGCCTCGGTGGCGATGCGCGCCGACAAGGTCGCTGGCGTGATGGCACGCACCGCATCCGTCCCGGCTTGTGTTTCACCGACGGTCGCCAGCTCGATCACGCCTTGGCGTTCAGTACTGGCCGGCGGGTTCGTAAAATTGGCGTCGCCGAAGGTCAGTGAGGTGGCGGAAATCGTCGTAAATACGGTATCGGCGGCCAGCAGTAGCATCGACTGCGAGGACTTTTGCAGGATTGGGTCTGGCTGGCTATAGACGCCGAGCAGCACGCCATTACTGAGCCAATAGCCGATGCCGCGCACCGTATAGGTGTCGCTGCCATCGTCGCGGATGGTGACGTGCATGGTATCGGGCGCCACTACCTCGCCGGAAATGGTGCGAATGCGCTTGAGCTCACCAGGCAAGGCGACCATGTCGGCATCCGCCGTAAAGACCGCTGAGGTAATGCCGATCTCGGCAATGGTGAGCGGCGCCGTACCGTTGTGTTCCGCGTTGACCAGGGCGGCGCGGCCTGCCTTGGTGGTGATGATTTGGAGTCCGGGCATAAGTCAGGTTGTGAATGGTTCTGTCAAATTGAGGCGGCCATAGATCACCGGGCGCACGGCGGTGACAACAGCAATTGCGGCTTGCGTCTCGATCCCCTGGGTAAATGTAAAGTGGCTACGCACAGGCTTTGTCCTGGTGACCTCGGCAATAACGTCGTCCACAAACTCGGCGGTAGCGGACTGGCCGCCGGCGCCGGTCAATGTCATGACTAGGTCAAACGTATGCGGCTCCCCCATGGGGGTCTTTTGCCACCACTCGCGCAAAAGGATGGCACCACCGAAAGCAGCAACGACATCCTTGACGGCCTTAGCGGTTCCCTTCTGGCGGTGGATCTTCATGGCGTTGCGCACGCGGGCGCGCCGCACCTCTTCGGTCCAGTACGGCTTCCAGCTCTCGACCGACAATTGCCAGGCCAGCCAGGGCAGCTGGTCGAGCGGTATCTCGCCTGGTCGATAGAGCGAGCGCAGCGGCACGGTTACGTCCGAGATCCGAGATAGGGTGGCTTCCAGCGCCCGTTCCTGGGGCGTGGTATTCGGCGGCAGCAAAGAGCGAACAGGCTTATTCATGCACACCACCATAGGTAATGGCGATGTCGTCGCAGTAGTACGCCCGCAGCTTCGAGATATCGGGGTCACTAGTCGGCGTTGCCAGCGCGACACGTTCCACACCTGGCACATGCAATGCCGCTTCGATGCCGGAATGGGTCGGTACGCGGCCCAGCTGGTGCGCGTCCTTGGCGTATTGCTGCATGCGCTTACGCGCTTCCGCCACCACCACAGTCGAATCCGGTCCCGAGAAGCTGTAGAGGACAGCGTGCACCTGGTAGTGCTCGATTTGCGCCGCTCTCACCAGGACATAGTCAGTCAGCGGACGAATGCCGTCTTGCGCCAGGTGGGCGGCGACGATGTCCAGCAGCTCCTGGGAGGGCGTTCCGTCTCTCTCATGCGACAGGATCGTGACGACGACATGCCCAGGCGCCGGACTGGTCGCCGTCGCATTGCGCACGCGACCGTCCGCGCTGAGTGCGTGGAAAATATAAGCACCTTCCGGGCCGGCGACAGACAGTCCCTGCGGCGCCAACTGGATGCGCCGGCGGTAGTCCTCGTTTTGCTCCATGACGGCAGCGGTTCCCTTGTCGGGATCCGCTGGCCAGATTTGCAGGCGTGGTACGTCCATCAGCGCGCCCAGATGATCCAGATCGTCGTCCATCGCATAGGCCAGCATGACGGCGCGTGCAGCTTCGTTGATGCGCTGACGCACCTTTAATTCGCGGTAGGCAGTGACCTGCAATACCTTCATGGCTGGATCGGATTCCTGCAAGCCGACGAATTCGGTATCGCGTTCCTCCAGGTCGGCCAACTGCTCGGCCAGGATCGTTTCGAAATCCAGCGGCTCGATGACATTGGGCGCCGGCAGGCGCGATAAATCAATGCCGCTCATGCCAATGCCCCCGACGAACTTCCGACCGGCACCGCCAGCTGGACCGCCTGTTCACTCGTGACGCCGTCCAGGATCAGCGCAGCGGAGCCGTCCGTGCCGCGCTCAAGTTGCAGGCCGGTCAAGGCAATGCGTGGTTCCCACAGCATGACGGCGTGCGCGGTCGCAGCGTAGATGCGCAGGACGGTCGCGCCGTGTAAGGGTTGGTCGATTAGCTCGGGGACTTCGGAACCATAGTTCCGGCGCATGACGCGGCTGCCGATGGGGGTGGTGAGAATATCGGCCAGCGACTGGCGGATGTGGGCCAGGGTTGATAAGGCGCGGCCAGTGCGGGCGTTCATCATTTCGGTGTCCCTGAATCTTCGTCGCCTTTTTTAACGCCGCCGTGCGGATGTTTTACCAAGCTGATGCCAGCGGCAATCATGTCCATTGTGGCTTGGATCACGCCTTGCACCACGGCAGCGGGACCGCCTTCCTTGCCGGCTTGCACATTCATGCCAGCGTTCAACGCCGCGAAGCCTTCGACCGTCAGGTTCTTTTTAACGGTCAGGTTGCCTGTGCAGACGGTATCTTCGGCATTGGAGGTGACCAGGCCAGGCGCTGCGATCACGCTGGTGCCGTCCGGCAGTGTCGCGCTCAATGTGTGGCTCTCGCGGTCGTATTGGACCACGGCGCCATCGGCGTAGCGGATCGCGTGGTGCGCCGGGTTGGTGGACGGCGTTGGGGATTTGTCGGAATAGATCGCCGGTAGGATCGCGGCCTGGGTGAAATCGCCCTCGGGCGACAACACGATGACCTGTTCACCCAAGGAGGGCGGAAACCAGGTTTGTGCATCGCCGGCGCGCATGCTGATCCAGGGGCGCCATGTAGTGGTGTTCTTACCGACCTGCACGCGCACGCGCTGGGTGTCGTGATCGATGTCGGCAATGATGCCGAACCGGATCAGATTCAGGAGTAAGCGCAGCAATTCGGAGTGGTCGGCAGTCATGCGATGCATGTTGCCGGGTTGCCGCAATCGGCGCACCTGGTAGTGGGTTGCTATGCGGCATACCAACCGCTGTCGAGCTTGGTGTAAGAGTTATTGGTAGTGCTTATTGGCACAAAATATTGCTTTGAGGAATTTGATTGACGCTCTACTATGAAATTGCCACATCTCGAACCAAATGCATATCGTTGGGCTTGTATATCAAGGGGGGGATCATGAGACTTGCAGGACTGTTGGTAAAAAACTACCGCCGAATCGGCAATCTCGGTTGTCAAATCAAAATAGACGAAATTGTCGTCTTAATTGGCCCCAATAATGCGGGGAAGTCTACAATTTTGGACGCCTACGAGGCATTTGCCTCGTCGGGGGCAGAGCTTGAAGTATCACATTTTCATAATGAGGATCAGAAAATGCCAGTTGAAATTACAGGTATTTTTGATTCTCTTACCAAAGATGATCTGGATGTAATCGGTGAGAAATGGGCGCATGAAGATTGTGATTATGGTACGTGTATAAAGGTTCGATGGGTCTGGAGTCAGGCGGGAGAAAAGGGGAAAAAGCAATCATTTGATCCGACAATAGGGGATTTCATTGATGGAGGCTCTGGTGGGTGGGACTCTTTGATTAAAAGCCGGATTCCTCAACCCATTCGTATTAGACCAACGGACCCTGTCGATATTACTCAAACAAAAATTGTTGCAATGCTTAAAGAACATGTAAAGCAACAATTAAAGGCAGAATCAGGGAGTACTAAGGACGCATTTGATGAGATTGAACGACTAGCGGCAAAACTCTTTGCACAATCAAAAGTAATGCTTGATGAGATATCGACAAAAATTACTGAGAATGTATCGGAAGTTTTTCCCGGAGCCACTATCGAAGTAGTTCCTCGTTCTAAAGATACGATTGATGAGAAAGTAATAGCGGCGGATTCATATTTGCGTGTTGCGACAGTTGACGGAGGCAATACTCCTTTGGCGCTTCAAGGAACTGGTCTTCAGCGCGCACTATTGTGGTCCGCACTTTCGGTAATGTCAGAACCCATTACCGGCAAGAAAAAAACGAAGACATCCAGTGACGCAGGAAAAATTCTGCTTATAGACGAACCAGAGGCTTTTTTGCATCCTCCTACTATTCGTAGCGCAAGAGAATCTCTATATCAGTTTGCTCTGGATAATTCGGATTGGCAGGTAATTGCAACAACTCATTCCCCTGTTTTTATTGATCTCTCAAAAGACCATACAACGATCGTCCGAGTTGATGCATCGTCTGGGAAGCAAAGATATATTTCTACCGACAAAGCGTCGTTTGATGCCGATGAAAAGAAGAGATTGCAAATGGTTCGTTCTTGCAATCCGATAGTCAATGAATTCTTTTTTTACGACAACATCGTTCTAGTGGAAGGGGACACAGAGCAAGTCATTGTGAAATATGTTGCTGATCAACTAGGTATCGACGTGCATGTTATAAATTGCATCGGTAAAGCAAATATACCGCTTTTCGCTAGAATCCTAAATCAGTTCAAAGTTGTATATACGGTCATTCACGATTCCGATACCCCAATGTGCAAACGAAAGGAAAAGATCGTCGGGAACCCGATGTGGAGTATAAACGAGGCTATTCGTGTCGCTGTTTCTGGCTCACCTGGAAGCAAAATATTTACTCAATTCCAAAATTTTGAGAGTGAATTTTTCAATGACGATTTAACGTTCGGTAAAGTTGATAATGCAATTTCCGCTATTGCCGACAGCGATTCGGAAGAGGGAAAAAAGATAATAGAAACGTACACAAAATTGTTGTCTGGCGATACCTCTATTTTGACTACTAGCATCGAAGCGTTTAATGCCAAATTACAAAAGCACCTTATCGCAAAGGAGCTTAGCACCGACTGGAGATGGAATTGAGCCTAAAAGGTGCTACTCAAATGTCGTATCAGCGCATCGCGTATCAGCGTCTGATCGGTAGCGCTGAACCCAAGTAAAGGCCGGGCCGGATAGTGATACGCCGGCCCTCTTTGTTTGTCGACCTTGTCTGTCAATCCCTCCTGGTGGACGCGGGCGATCCGTGCCACGCGTCCGAAGAAGCCGACCGATAGCTGGTTTTCATCTTGTTCGATTTTGAGATTTTTTTGTGTACGGATCTTCTCAAACATCGCCGCTTTCTGACGCTTGACGCGTCCCTTCTTGCCGCGCAGGTTCTTGCGCTGTTTGCGTTTCGCATAAGGTGTGCCGTCCGGCGCCTGCTGGCTGGCGATGCGTCGCGCCTGACTACGTCGCAAGTCCTGGGCAATCTTGCGCGTGATCACGCGACGCTGGCCGGGTTGGAGCTGGGCCAGCAACGCGCCGGCCCATTGCTCGATGGCGTGCAGATCGTCGCTCATTGCGGATCTGCCGGCGTGTGCCACTCAGCGATCAACGAATCTCCCGCGTAGGCTTGCCAGAATTGGTCCGTATAGACCGGGGTGAGTTGCGGTTCCGCCGGATGTCGCACGTCCAGCCGGCCATCATTACCAGGCTTGACGACTACGCGCTCAGTCAGCGCCAGCTTGACCGACAGATCAATCGTTTGATGGTTATTGAAGTCGACATCAAAGCCAATACCGGTTTTTCGCAGGTCCGCATTGTCCAGCAAGTCACGCTGGTGGACTTCGGCCCAAGCCAGCAGCGCCACCATGATGGCGTCGGCATCGCCGCTATAGTCGGTAATGATGATGTTGAGCTTGTACCGATATTCAAACGACAAAGAGCCGGTGCCGGTGGCAACCGTATTGCCTTCATCGGCGAACACCAGCAGCTTGTCGGGGTTCTGAGTCAAGTCGGCAATGGCGGCTTTGAGATGTGCCCTAAGGCTTGTTGGCTTGTACATCGGCGGCCTGCTGGCAAAAGTAAATCATGTCGACTTCGGCGGCGCAGGTTTGCCAGGCAGCTTCTGTGCGTTCCAGGGTGAGATGCATGGCGCCGTTAGTCTTGGGCGCCGCCGCCGGCAGTCGGCAACGTGTCACTGGCGGGCAGGCGTTGAGGACGATTGTCGGCGCCGGTGGCTGCGGGACGGTCCCGCAACCTGGCAATAGCGTCAGGCAAAGGAGTATCGGCCCAGCTGCGGATAGTGGCGTTGTCATGTTGGAGACTTTCAATCAGGTTTTCTCGTTCGTTGAGCGTGGCGGCGATGCGGTCTCGGTCGTCTTGCAGCTTGGCGGCGGCCCACTTGTTCCTGGCCGCCGTGTCCGTCAGCGTCTTGATGGTGCCGTCTCGGTCGTGGGTGGCTTGTTCTGCACGCTCGACGCGCTCCTGGGCAGCGTCCAGACGGTCGCGCTGCACATAGATCACCAGGCCCAGCGCGCCGACAAACAAGGCTGATATCAGGCTTTTGACGATCAGTTCCATAGGCCGATCCGAGTGCCGCGGCTGTCGATGGTCAACACCTGCCGGCGCGGTGTCTTGCCCTCAGCCGCAATGCCTAGGTGGACCCACACTGCGCCGCCGACCCGTTCCATAATCAGCTGGTCGAACTGCAGGTATGACTTTTCCAGCGCCTGGCAGATCGCCATCGGTGTGCCGAATGCCGGCGCCTTGAAGTCGCACGCCAGACCATCCAGATGCGCGCTGTTGGCAGCGCCGCCGACTGCCCGGTTCAGCGCCGGGCAACGGTAGCCGCTGGAAATCACTATCGCCGCGCCTTTCAACTCCAGGCGCACCAGCTCGTTAAATTTCGCCAGGCGCCGCAGGTTGGCAACGATGGCCGGCGCCGGCGTATTGTTGATGCTCAAATCACGCGCCTTGTCGCTGCGCGTGAATTCTTCCAGCGTGAAATGCTCAGTAAGTGGTGTCGATACAGTCATTGCATGTTCCTGATGATATTGGCGACGTTGCCCTGGGCGCGATGCACCAGGTAACACAAGGTCAAGGCGATGCCAGCCTCGCCGAAGGAGGCGCGGCCATGATCGAGCAAGATTTCCAGGGCGCTGGTGCCGGTCGCCACAATCAGCAACCACGCCACCACGGAAATATGCAATCGGTGATTAGCCAGGCCGCGCCGATAGCACAGCAACCGCAGGCAGGAGCTGGCATAGGAGAACAGCGCCAGCATGGTCAAGGCGTTAGTCATGGTCGCCTCCCTTGCGGATCCACGCCGGCAGCTCGATGGTTTTAATGAGATCGATGCCGTGCAGAGTCAGGGCGATGGCCGCCGCCGACGCGAAGAAGGCGGCCACGCCCGATTGTTTCAGCGGCGTGTTGTTGATGACCTCGGGCGCGGCCAGGTAGCCGATAGCCAGCGAGATCGCCATATAGGCCAGGCGTTGTAGGACCGGCAGGTTCTTGCTGGATATCGCCACCAGGGTGGCGCCGGCGAACGCGCCGATCAGCGCATTGCCGTCGATACCGGGAAATAGCGACGACAGACCAATGCCGGCGGCGGTGGTGACGACGAGGGTGGTAGTGCTGGGTTCTGCCATAGGGGATGCTCCGGTTAGTCCCACAGGTTGATGACCTGGGCGGTTTTAGTAGGGGTTGCAGTAGGTTCTGGCAGGGTGACCAGGAGGCCGTGCGGCAGGACCGGCCCGTAGTCGGCCAGGCCGGGATTCATTTCCAGGGCCGTCTCGACCACATTGGCGGTGGCGCCCAGGTGACGCCAGCACAACAAATCGAGCGTGTCATGCTGTTGGGCGCGAACCTGCATCAGATCAGCTCCACCGTGACATGGGGCCGACCGATGATGTCGGCGATGGCCCAATGGGCGTTACGGCGCTGGTCACTTGGCGCCAAGTCCAGCGCTTCCATGGTCTTCTTGTCGTTCAGGGACGACGCGGTGCTGTCGAAATCACGATATCTCTCGGTCAGATCTGCCTTGGCCCAGCAATAGACGGCGCGCCGGTAGTGGGCAATGAGAATGCTTTCCCGGTCGATCCGGTCTGCCGGCACGGCTGCCAGCGAGGCATAGCCGGCGGCGACTTGCCCCAGCTTCCAGTCCCGCAGCTCGTTGTTGACGTGCAGGACGGCGGCAATGACCGCTTGCCGTAGCCGTACATCGGTCACGGTGCCGTCCAGGCGTTCCGCGTCGCGCATCTGGGATAGCTGGATGTCCACGTAGAAACCATCGTTTTCGACAATGGCGGCAGCGGGCGATGGCGGATGAATGGGTGTCGACGATTCGACGGCTATAAAGCTCATAAGTCATTTCTTAAAAATCGGCGGTGGGCGGGCGTCAGAACGACAGCGCAATGATTTGTTCATCGACCCGCGCCGCCGTGCGCCAGGGGTGCTCGTTTAGCCGGGTACGGCCTTTAAAATGCGCGTGCGCAGCCGGTCCATAACCTGTTTCACTCCAACGCCAGGGAACAACGCCACAGCGCGCTCCATCAGCTGGTGGGCGGCCTCCGCCTGCGGAAGCTGGGAAGCTGTCAACAATTCGTTGCCGGCCTGGTCAAGGACCGCGATCATCGCGTAGGCAGCGGCCTTGAACAGCTTGGCCCGCGCCTGGTCCGGCGCGTCGCAGTGTTCCGTCAACAGCTGGACCTGCGCCAGGATGTCGATAGCCAGTGCCGGATCCTCGGCCAGCTTGCCGCTGGCATACGCTGTAGAGAACTCATCGAGCAGCATGGTCGGGATGTCGCGGCTGTATTGGTCCGGCAGGGCCAGCTTGTGCTGGATCGCGTAACGGGCCATGTCGACCGCTCGCGCATAGTCCCCGGTGTCGATATGCCAGACCAGGAGCGTCGTAAAGACATCGTCCTGGCCGCCCTTGCCGGCGGACAGCACCGCGTCGATCCAGTCCTGGTACTCCGGCAGCAGCTTGGCCTTGACTTCGATCTTGCGCGCCACCGACTGGATGCTACCTAGGCTCCTGCAGTCGTTCGCCAGCTTGTACATCATCATTTCGTAGGCAGTGCCGCCGGTCATACCGCCCGGCTGGGCGTCGGCGGCGGCGCGCTCGGCCAGGACGCGGGCCTTATGGCGCTGGGCGGGAGAGAGTTCCGCCATGTCAGGCCACCAGTTCGATGTTTTCGATCATGGCGCCCAGGCCGTAGTCTTCGATCACATAGGCATCATTGGACGATTCGTAGTTTTCGATACGGTCGCGCTTGGCTTCGTCAACCACCCGGCGCCGGCGCGCCGATTCCTGCCAGTAGATCGACAGATTGTCGAAACGGGTAATCAGGATGGTGTTGTCGGGGAAATACGGAACCGTCGCCGCCTGCAGGCCGCCGATCCGTTTCTGGCTGATGACGATGTCGGCGGCCAGGGTCTCGGTCGGCGCCTGCTTGGTGTTCACCAGCGGGAAATATTTATCGTGCAACAGTGCCCGGCCTACGATGGCGACCAGGCCGGCATCTTTCTGATACCAGGGATCGAGCAGGTTGAGGGCGTCGAACACGGTCGCGTCCAGGTTGGCATAGTCGCCGCCGGCGCCGATGACCACTTTGCCAGGCGTCTTACCTTCATGCAGCACGCGCTGCGGCGCCTGCCGGCGGTAGTGTTCCAGCCAACCGATATTGACATCTTCCAGCATGGGATATTTCACAATGTCGGTATCGGCGGCAACGCTGGTGCCATGGAAGCCGATCACCATGCGGTCCAGCGCCTGGCGCTGCAAGATCACATTGGCGATGCGTTGCTGGAAATCGGGGAATTTGGCCCAGGCGTCCAGGGTCTGATACTTGATGTGGGTGTCGAAATTGGTTTTTTCGCAGCGGTAGCGCTGGTCGTCCAGGGACGCCAAATCCCGGGTCTTGCGGTCGCCCTTGTCGGTATTGGTGCGACCGGCAATCGGGCCGGAAATGCCCAGGCCCAGCTTGTCACCTTCCTGTTCGGTCACGCCAATGACGTTGATCTTGCCCAGGAATTCGCTGGACTCCTGGATCTTGGTTTCCAGCTTCTGCTGGATGCTCGGGTCGACGCCGAAGGTTTGGGCGACGCTGGCGGTGTCGTTCAATTGCGCCAGGCGCTGGGCGTATTTATCGAAGGCTAAGCGGGTATGTTTTTTCATGCGGGGTTACTCCTGACTATGTGAGGTCTGTGATCGTTGTGAACGGGAGCGGCGCTTAGAATTCGGTTTCCAGGTCGCCGGCGCCGCCGGTCGCAGCGGGGCGGTGCGTCGGGTTCGCGTCGGTGGTCTCGACCTGTTGCTTGAATGCTGCAAATTCGTCATTCGTCTTTTGCAACGCGGCTTCCAGGGTGTCGACGCGCTTCTTTTCTTCCGCGAATTCGTCCGCGCTCAGATTCGCATGCGTTGCCAGGGTCTCGACGGCGTCGACCAGTTCACCGAAACGCGCATCGTCGCCGGCGGTCTTTGTGGAAAAGCGTTTCAACAGGTTTTTGAGGGTGTCGGACAATTTGATTCCTTCGGGTTCAGGTGGGGGGATATCCTCGAATTCCAGCGCGACCTCAATCGCCGCCGTAAACAGGTTGTCGGGATCTTGCTTGCGGCTGGCAAGCGGATTGCTGTCGGGGTGCTGCGCGGCGAACGACAACATTTCGGTGCCCAGACTGGCGGGGCTGTCGGTGACAGCCAGGCCGACCAGGTAAGCCTCGCCGGTGTCGGCAAACTTCGGATTGATCTCGATGCTGGTATAGATCTTCTGGCGCGCCTGGTTCATGGCGACCAGTTCAGGGGTAGGGGAGATCTGCGCGAACAGTGCCAGTTTTTTTGCGCCGCCCAGTACCACCTCTTCGGCCTTCACCGCCAGCACATCGCCATAGGCTTTAAATGGACCGTCCGGCAAGGTGCTGCGCAGGTGTTCCAGCCAGACACGGGCGCCATAGAGTTGCCGATTGAAGGTAGCGGCCATCTGCTCGATAAAGCTGCGGTCAATCACGCGGCCATCGGTGGTGGCGCCTTCGACGGCGACGCGGAAGAATTTGGATTGCTTACCTGCTACGGGCTTGGCGGTCGGTGTGGACATGGTGGCGGCGATACTCACAAAGTTCGAATACCGCCATGGTCCGGTTTGTTGCGCCGCTCAACAATCGGCAGCGGGTTGATAACTGTCTTACCGACTTCCTGACAAGGGCTTTTACCCGCGTTGCCCTCTACGCTGGCGGCATGTTAATCAAGCCCGTCCAATCCAAATCAGCCAAACGCAGCTCCACGCGCGCGCCAGGCATACCCGCAAAGTTCACAGCCGTTGTCGACGATCCGGCCGCCATGCGCGACGCCGCCCGCAGCCTGTACTGGCAGGGCTGGCGCATTTCCTCGATTGCCAAGCATCTAAAGATCAAGCGCAGCACGGTCGCCAGCTGGAAGGAGCGCGACAAATGGCACTTGTCGACGGCCATCGACCGTGTAGAGGGCACGATTGAGGCGCGCATGGTGCAGCTGGTCGGCAAGGAGGTCAAGACCGGCAGCGATTTCAAGGAAATCGATTTATTGACGCGCTCCCTGGTGCAGATGTCGCGCAAGCGCCGCTATGACGGCGGCGGCAATGAGGCGGATCTCAATCCGAACCTGGATAAGCGCAATGCCGGCCCGAAGAAGAAGCCGACCCGCAACGATTTCAGCGAAGAACAGCAAAGCCAGTTACTCGATGCCTTCCGCGATTCGCTGTTCGACTATCAAAAGGTCTGGTATCGCAACGGCCATGAGCGCACGCGGGTCATTCTGAAATCGCGCCAGATCGGCGCGACCTGGTACTTTGCCCGCGAAGCGCTGGCCGACGCCCTGGCGACGGGTCGCAATCAGATTTTTCTGTCGGCATCGAAGGCGCAGGCCCATGTCTTCAAGCAGTACATCGTCCAGTTCGCTAAGGAAGCAGCCGGCGTGGAATTGTCGGGCGACCCGATTGTGCTGCCGAACGGCGCGCACCTGTATTTCCTGGGGACCAATGCGAGAACAGCCCAGGGCTATCACGGCAACTTCTACTTTGACGAATTCTTCTGGACCCACAATTTCCAGGAATTGAACAAAGTCGCCTCCGGTATGGCGCTGCACAAGCAATGGCGCAAGACCTATTTTTCGACGCCATCATCGACCACACACCAGGCGTATCCATTCTGGACTGGCGAGTTGTTCAACAAGCGCCGTCCCAAAACCGACCAGGTCAAGATTGATATCAGCCATGCGAAGCTGATGAGCGGTTTTACGGGACAGGACAAGATCTGGCGCCAGATCGTGACCATCCTGGATGCCGAGCGCGGCGGCTGCAATCTGTTCGACATCGATGAGCTGCGCAATTTCGAATACAGCCCCGACCAGTTCGAAAACCTCCTGATGTGCAATTTTATCGATGACACCACATCGATATTCCCGCTGGCCGAGCTGCAGCGCTGCATGGTCGATTCCTGGGAAGCTTGGGACGACGTCAAACCGTTTGCGGCGCGCCCCTTCGGCTACCGCTCGGTCTGGATCGGCTACGACCCCTCGCTGACAGGCGACAGCGCCGGCTGTGTGGTGCTGGCGCCGCCGCTGGTCGCCGGCGGCAAGTTCCGTGTCCTGGAGCGACACCAATGGCGGGGCATGGATTTCGCGGCTCAGGCCGAAGCCATCCGGCAAATGACCCTGCGCTACCAGGTCGACTATATCGGCATCGACACGACCGGCATGGGTATTGGTGTCTTTCCGATTGTGAAGCAGTTCTTTCCGAACGCGACCGCCATCAACTATTCCGCCGAGGTCAAGGTTCGCATGGTCTTGAAGGCCAAGGACGTGATCAGCAAGGGGCGCCTGGAATTCGACGCCGGCGCCACCGACCTGGCCCAGGCATTCATGGCGATCCGCAAAACCATTACGGCCAGCGGCAGGCAGGTCACGTATGACGCTGGCCGCACCGACGAAACCGGCCATGCCGACCTGGCCTGGGCCTGCATGCACGCGCTCGATCACGAACCGATTGAGGGCATATCGAAAGCCACCACCTCATTTATGGAGATTTTTACGGGATGAAGAAACAACGTTTTAAGCGGACCCAACAAGGGACCATGGCTCCGTCCGACCAAGTAGCGCCGCCGGCGCCGTCCATGGAGGCGTTCTCGTTCGGCGACCCGATGCCGGTGCTGGACCAGGCCGACATCATGGAGAATCTGGAATGCTGGCTCAATGGCCGCTGGTACGAGCCGCCAGTCAGCTGGCAGGGCCTGGCGAAATCGTTTAACGCCAGCGTCCACCATAGCAGCGCGATCTATTTCAAAACCAATATTCTGACCTCGACCTTCCTGCCGAACAAATACCTGTCGCGGGATACGTTTAAACGCCTGGCGCTGGATTTCCTGACTTTTGGCAACGCCTACCCTGAACAGCGCAGCAGCCGCACGGGTCGACTGGTGCAGTTGACCCATTCGCTCGCCAAGTACACGCGGCGCGGACAGGAGCTGGATAACTATTTCTTTGTGCAGGGATGGAAGCAAGAACACGCCTTCCCCAGGGGGACGGTATTTCACTTGATGGATCCCGATGTGAACCAGGAGGTGTACGGCCTGCCGCAATACCTGTCCGCCTTGCAGTCGGCCTGGCTCAACGAATCGGCCACGCTGTTCCGACGCAAGTATTACAAGAACGGCTCTCACGCCGGCTTCATTCTCTACATGACCGATGCCGCCCAGGACATCAAGGACGTGGACAAGCTGCGCACGGCGCTACGGGATAGCAAGGGGCCGGGCAATTTTCGCAACGTCTTCATGTACGCACCAGGGGGCAAGAAAGACGGCATTCAGATCCTGCCGGTGTCCGAGGTCGCCGCGAAGGACGAATTTTTTAACATCAAGGGCGTGACCAGGGACGACCTGCTGGCGGCGCACCGCGTGCCGCCGCAGTTGATGGGGATCATGCCCAGCAATGCCGGCGGCTTCGGCGCGGTCGAGCCGGCGGCGCGCGTGTTCGCCCGCAACGAGCTGGTGCCGCTGCAATCGCAGTTCTTAACGATCAATGAATGGATGGGGGAAGAGGTAGTGAAATTTAGCGAATACGCATTGGGGAACATGGAAGGGAAAGCAGCATGAGCGACGTAGCCGACCGCGCCGACTGGCGCATTGCCCAGGACATCAAGGCAGCCATGGCGCATGCGCGCCGCACGCCTAAGCTGGAAGCCGATGGCCGGTGCCATTACTGTGACGAACGTGTCGCCCATGGCGCGCTGTTCTGCAATACGGATTGCCGGGATGATTACGAGAAGGAGCAGGAGGCGCACAGGCGCGCCGGACGCTGACGGTATACCCAACCCGCTGCCATGTTGTAACGGCAGCGCCTGTATCGATCTGAGCCGCCCTGTGCGGCTTTTTTATCGTCCTGACATTGTTGCCTTGCCATGAAAAACTGGCCGGCAGCGGCCTTTAATTCGCAGTCCCCCCCACGCCTGCCGGCTTCGTTAAAGGCACTGCTTTTAACGCAGTTCGCAAAAACGCCAACTTTCCAGGCCTGGCGGGGTTCGCGGAGAAGTTGGCTGCGTCAGCGTGACGCAAAATAACGCACTTTGCGCGGAATTTCAGCAAAAATCCGATAAGCGTTTATACTGTACATGCATACAGTATATTTGCACTCTGGAGAATATGATGCGCCTCACCGATATGAACGAATTTGACGCGGTAATTGCACGCGCAGAGCCAATTATCCATACGATAGTCGTCCGCCATCGCACTGCAGGATTGCCCCTCACCTGGCGGCTAATTCATTCGATAGAAACTGAAGTCCTGGACGAATTGAACCGCTCAAATGATCTGCAGCCTGCTTATATCAATTTAATTAAGCACTCTGGCGTGTTCAATTACCCACTTAATGACGATCCCGTGGATTTTGGTAAATCAAGTGCAATTGCCTGCGCGTTTTCAATGATCTACGAAGCGTTCCACAGGGTCCATTGATTCTCTCGACGCATTGTCGGGTCTGCGTAGTCAACTGCTGCAGGGCCAATTTTTCCATATTTCTATACATCAAATATTGGGGGCAGATATGTTTGTCAGAGTGGAATGTCTTTGGGACGAGGGGCGCCCGATTGACACTAAAGTCCTTGCTATGCGCAAAATGAATTGTCTATGCGGAGAGTTGCGCCTGCAGCGTCAACAAAGCGACTACCTGGCGGAGCGTACAAGCCAGGTAGCACGGCTCATAAATGGGGGATTTGATTCAATGCCACCGCTTCAGGATGCCGTCGTCGTTGGAATTGCCAAGGACCACATGTTGATAGTCGGCCTTCAGAAGGATGAAGTATCGCACCAGACGTTTGTGCAGAGTTGGCGGGTAGAGATATTGGAGCCGATGACACAACAAAAAGTCGCCGCACGGGTAGACTAGATCGGGACCGCACTAGCGAGGCCCGAATTATGTGTACAAATTACAATGCGACGCCGCGAGACAGGCTACCGTCGATAGCCTCGGCCATGCGCCCGCCGGAAACGGACTGGCCGCATGAAATATATAACGATTACTCCGCGCCAATCATTCGAATTGGAGAGGACGGCCCCGAAATCATCCTGGCCAGCTATGCGATGGTGCCGAAGCGGCATATCCCGCCTGGTGTCAAAAAATTTTCAACGATGAATGCCCGCGCTGAGACAATTGGCGAAAAGCGAAATTATTCTAAGCCATGGCGCGAAGGCCAGCTTTGTCTGGTTCTCATGGAGTCGTTTTACGAGCCATGCTACGAGACAGGCGCTGCCGTCCGCTGGAGCATAGGAATGGCTGATCAAACATCGTTTGCAGTCGCCGGCCTGTGGCGTTCCTGGAGCGAACCCGACGGCACGACAACTCGCTCCTTCACGCAGATCACGGTCAATGCTGACGATCATCCATTGATGAATCGGTTCCATAAGCCTGACGACGAAAAGCGATCACTAGTGATTGTGCCGCCGTCTGAGTACGTGGACTGGCTTGAGTGCAGGGACCCAGAGCGCGCTAGGTCATACCTGCAACTCTATCCTGCTACGTTGATGACCGCCCGACCGGCGCCGAAGTCGACGACAAAAAAGAAAGCCGAGCCTAATGGCACTCTGTTCTAATCGAAAACATAATAGCCAGTGGTTAGGAACGGGCTTTTACCTTTTTTGCCAGTTTGGCGCGTTCGGGAATGTACATTTGTGCCGAGCGATTTGGATGAATGTATATTGCTAATATGAGATTTTCTGTGACATCAAGGCAGTGCATAACATCGTCCAAGGGTGGGTTATAAGCCCGGTGCATGCTGGCATGTCCCGCCTGAATAACAGGCGACATTGCAGATTGCTGCACTGACGAAATAAACCCATCTGCCTGAAACGCAGCCAAATTGTTTTCGAAACTTCCCTGATCACCAATTTTCTCGATCATGATATGTTCTAGCAACGCGCGGATACCCAAGACAGCAAGCCTTGTGCAGTTCGCTCCCAATGCAGCGTAAATTTCAGTGATAAGTTCGTTCTTGGTCGAATTAGCTGTATTGCTCAAGAAAAGATTAAAGAGCCAATCAGGTGTTTTCCGAATCGTCTTCGGTGGATATTGAGTGACCTCGACTTGGGGGCTGTTCTGCCAACGTTTCAGAAAAATGCGATGCTTGCATCCGCAGCATGCGGCTACCAAACACTGCTCGAATTCATCGTAGGAGCCATCGTCCTCATGCCATTCGCGCATTACAGCAAACAGAACCTCATGGTCGCGTTCACCTGCACAAACGTTGCAATAGGCTTTGATCTCGTCGCCTTGTTTTTCCATTAGCCTATTCCGCACAGGTAAATTGAACCTCAATCCTGGGGTATGTTCTCAGTTTTAGCGATGCCGTTTGCTAGATACTCTATTTTGTTCAATCGGACGGCGGGTCCAATGATCTTCGATACCTTGAATAAAATCCGGTCGCACTAGCTTGGTTCGTACGGTAAGCCATTCTAACGTTTCCTGCCTAATAATTAACCCTTCAAGCGATCCCCGCCGAAATTTACTTTTTGACTTCATCAAAAATGCTTTGAGTTCTAGTAGTGTTATATGGCCGCTAAACAGGATAGGAACTGTTGCAAGATTCAATGCCGCAGCCAATGCATCTCGACGGCTAGTAGACCAGAATTTCTTTTCATAACGATCATAGACGTCAAAAAGAAGAAACCAATCGGGTAAATTTTCATAATCAAGTGAATGACGAGCGAGACTCCATTCGCCAAACAGCATCAAGTCTTCTCCCAGGCAATCGAAGAATTTATCTTGATGCACTTCAAGCCAGGTTGTCAGTTTTCTGAATTGGCCACTGTAGGGATGGGTCAAATATTGACCTCGATTTTGAGCAACTAATTCGCCTGAACGAGATATTGATATACCCAGATTTGCGCCATCGATTTTTTCTTCTATTTTTACTTCATTTTTAAGAATTAATTCTGCTTCTGCACAACTTAGGACTTTGTCGTCCCGCGGCGCTTGGGCAGCTAGCCAAGCAATGTGCGGAGTATGAGGAAAGCGGAAAAAATTGTTCATTTTCCAAATTTTCTCTTATGAAATTTTTTCACGTCACGAATACATAAAAAATTAACTAATACTTGATTTTCTTTAAGAGCAGGAGCCCAGTCTAGCCACTTTGAATCTGCAGCTTGCAAAATTTCTGGGTGATCCGGATGCGCCATTGAAACGGCAACAAATTTCCTATCTGGTTCATCAAAATTCTGCAGGTCGACGTGATCTGGAAAACTCTCAAATTTGCGAGTCGCATGTGCTTGCAGCTCTACTTGGTCACAACGAGTTGGATTCCCAGAGTTTTGTAATGCCCATTTCACAAAAGCGTCACCTGGACGATTACCTTTCTTCGGCTGTGTTTTATTCTGATATTCGTTAAGTATTAAATAGCCACCGTCGAGAGCAAGTTTTCCATTTTTCATCAGGTCTTGAAGCGCCAATGCGCAAGTGGAAACGCAGTCCGGTTCTACGTTTTCGTGCTGACCATTTGCGACCAAAATTACGTTGGTATCAACAATTTTGATAGTCTGCATTATATTTTTTGCTTATTTTCTTTTTTTCTTTTCATCGCGGCAACTGTGCGGGCAGTAAGGTCAGCCATTTCGTCACCGAAAAAATTCTCAGGCCAATTTTCAATATCCCCGTACTCGTTAACCTTCAGAGGTTCGAGCGTAGCACCCCCAGGACTAGTATTCCTCGCGAAATAGATAGCAACATCTTTAGGAGAAAGCGTTTCGTCTGCAATTCTCCTTTGAATTCTATTCAAGAAGTGTTCGGAGTGGCTTTCGATGATGAGTTGGACATTTCTCGTTACCCCGTTTTCTCGCGCCTTGATGGCAGAAATAAAAACGTCTGCGAGTTCTGCCTGAACTTGTGGATGCAAATGAATTTCAGGCTGCTCCATCCATATGACCGAATCAGGCTCACAATAAAATGCCTGAACAATTGCCGGGAGCACTTGGGAAACGCCAAATCCCACATCAGTTATTTTGACCTCGGCACTGGTCGCGTGGGTTTTTACTAAAACCTCATAGTCTCGGCGGCCTTCAGATACTGGCTTTACACGGAAGCTATGTATGATGCCAAGATCTTGCAACCAATTTGCGATAAATTCAGCGAATGGCTGCTGCTTCTTTCTGGGACCTCGATTTAATTTTCTATCCTGACTCTGCGCGGCCAAGATAGCTGCAATTGCGAACTCGCCTCTTTGCCCTACATCCTCAGGTGTATCCCCTGACCACTGATAGCTCCGTTTTGGATATTCACGAAGTGGGCCAAGGTAGTAAACCTTGCTCAGCATCTCTTCGGTTGACAATGCAAAATCCGATAGAAACGCAGCGTTTTGGAATCTTGCTCGAGACTGTTCTGACACCCTATAGAATTTCTCAGGTTCTTCTAAAGGCCATACCCGCCCAGCTGTGCGTATCAACTTGTATGGCGTTGCGGTAAGCTCAAATTGCCCAGCTTTATTTCTCTTGTAATCACTTTTGATGATATCTTTATGTCCATCGTCACTTAGACGGTACTCCAAAGATGTCACTTCGGGCTGCCCCGATTTTGCAGTAGCCAGTTGAACTACAAGTTGTAGTATGTCGCCGCGGCTTCGCTCTAACTGGAGGGGATCCTTGACCTCTAACGGACGCGGAAGCTTCCACTCCAAGCCAAACGTCATATTTTTTCCTAAATTATGACCGTGAATGAGCTCGTCGTAGGTCCCAAGATCGACCAGAGAATTTTCGTCTCCCAAATGTAATGCTCGTCGGCGATCCGAAGACAACGCAGTTTGTTTGAGGGCGAGAAGGAGATGCCCTAAACTACTTTTTCCGGCGCTATTGGCTCCAAAAATAATTGTAAGGGGCGCTAGTCGGACTTGGTCCGTATCTTTCCAAGCTTTGAAATTCTGGAAACGCAATTTGGTCAGCACTATATTTATCCTAAATTATTATTACAACTTGAGATTGAAGTGCTAGCTATAGCGACGTGTTCTCACAATTTCCCTCAATCGTATCTCACTTGCATAATGGGTATCCAGCAATACCGCTTGGCAGCGCCGCTTCGATGGTAGTTGTCTTATCGCTCACCTTGATTATTTTTCGTAATGCCATGCTTGCCCCCTAACAATTGCGCTGAATCAATTCTACAGAATATAGCTAGAATGGCAATGCAGTGACAGTAATCCCGCGTGCAATGGATAGCTCGTTGAGCCAAGGACAGATTTCTAAGGGGAAAAACCGGAACCGCATTCGACGAAAGTCGCGTGCTTCGAATTTGCTACAGCAAATAGAGAGAGGTAGAGCTAATGCGGGGTTTCGCTCTCATTCCACGCCGTGAACTTGCGGATAGGTGCGGTTGTAAGCAGGTTAGTGACTTGGTTATTCATAGTTTCAGATTATGATTGAGGAACAGTCGTTCAAAGAATTCTGTCACCACATCATGCGAGATGGGTCCTATGGTGTACCTGTGGTCAGATTCTATCTGGCAATCGGAAAATTCTGCGCCGCCAAATCGATAAAGTTCATATCCCTTTAAACGAAGTCGGCGATCCTCAGCGGCCATGGCTGCGTATAGTCTTGGCGATGCTTGATCTCCCTCTGCGTAGTGTTGTCTTCCATCAACTTCAACAACAACCCTTACGTGGTTATCCAGCAGCAACAGAAAATCCATGCGCTGGCGCTCCAGGATCTTTGCGTTTCCACGTTGCGCGGCTGTCATCGGGTCATAGTGCAAGTAGACCTGTGGAATTAATGCAGGCAGCTTTTCGCCCAACCTTGGTCCGAAGACCTCATAATAAGTACGGAAAATCGCATATTCACCGGGTGAGCGCGTTAGTTCAACGGATCGAAGCAATCTTTCGCCTAGACCCTTCCGTGCGACTTTTAAATCATCGAAGCCCTCACGCTCCATCCACCACTTGGCTATAGTTACCCATGGCAAGCCAGTGGAAGGTAGCGGCTGGTCATAGATGAGACATTTGTCGCCGTGCTTGATGATTTCCACATCATTGCTGACAGCATCGCGCAATATCAATTCAGGTTTTTTACCAACGGAAGCGAAGATTAAATTCTTTACAGCACCTGCAACGCCATTTCCCAATCGTTGTACACCGTACACAGATTGGCCTGACACTTGTTCCGTTACAACTACACCAAATCCGTCAGGACGTAGCACGGTGGATAATTCTTCGGCTAAAGATTGCTGTTCTTTTCCTTTTCGAATAATTGGATCGAGCAGCCGTTGGAGGAGCGCAAAAAAACGGTCTTGTGTACACGTTAATGCACCGCATTTTTCCAAAAGCTGAAAGTTATCCCAATCTGTCTCGTTGACGTAGTGCTTGTCGACATCATCGGTGAAGGTCTTCGGGACGCCGCGGTAGACGCCTCCGAATTCGCTTGGCTGATCCCAGGGTGGAGCAATGACATTCAAATTGTTGTTGAGCTGATTTAAACCTAGCTCTCCAAACAACGGGTCGAGTGGGATAAGTTTTTTTAAAACTTCGCGACGAGTGAAGTCGCTGATACGGTGGGTAGAGTGGAAGTTGACTTCCGATAGCAGGTCTTGTAATCCAGGGGCATCAAATTCCTCGAGAACTGCTTCAGCCAATTTAATGAGTTCCGGCCCTTTATACAACTGTATGCGAGTTCTCACGTATTTACGCTTGCTTGCAAGCGCTTCGTCGACGTCACCGTTTGCCAAGCCCAGTCCAACGCAGACGGTCGGAAGGCTAGTGGCGCTCGTGTTCGCCCACAAGGCATCGGCAATCGCCGATCGCCACGTCTCAAGAGGGGTTGTTTTTTTGGTCATTCGTATTGAATATTGCTTGTTCCTTTGAAGGCCAGGAGATAGACATTAATTTGCACGCTCCGCTACCTGCCAAATATTACGACGTTGAAAGTATTGAATCTACCGCCTGTCCGTGAGAAACCAAGCGCGACTGAATGTCTCGCTCAACCTCATCAAAGAGCGGGACTATCTTACTATCGAAATTTGATTTGCATTTATCCTCAAGATTCGTTCCGTTTGGATCGTACCCCAGGTGGCGGCGAAACATAATGCTATTTGCTTCGAACGATATTTTCTTGCATTTCTCTTTCACGTCTGGAGGCAAAAATATGCCTCCTTTGGCAAGCACTTGGTCGAAATCTCTAACCAAGGTATTTGTTCTCAGAAAATCGAGTTGGTAGACGATAGACCTAAAGCACGCGACCTTATCGGAACTCTCGCGCATTTGTTGCTTGTGATAAGCATTTAGCGATGATTGCTCTAAAAAATTTTCCAATTCTTCGTGCGTTAGTCCCCGCAAAGTCGGCTCGATCCTGAAGTCCGATACAAGATGACCTAGGCTCATTTGCATTTCGTACAGTGCATTCCACAACTCTGGCAGGATTTGGAACTCATGTTCCTGCATCTTTAGCCGCCCACTCAATAGAGCATCAATTTGGATTTTTAGTTTTTGCAATTCAAGTGACTGATGATATTTTTGCTTTTCCAGTGCTTTAGAAAATTTGCTGTCTATCCATTTTTCACCCAAGGATTTACAGAGCAAATATGCTACTAGCGCGCCTCCGCCGCCCGCGCCCAATATAGTTATAAGAAGTCCCAGGGCATTGTCCATAGCGGCTCGATTAGTGGATTGAACAGCAATCATAGCCGATGAAACAAGCTTAGAAATTTAACGGAAGATGATTTTGTAGATTTTCTAATCCACCTCCCCATTTTTTGCATATTTGTTTTTTATGTCATTGATTTTATTGATAATTTGATTCCTGTTGGCGGGACCAAGTCCCTTTTCTTCAACTCCCTGTAATTGGCCGTAAGCCGCGTATTTAAAGGCT